GCCAAGCAACTTAAATTCATTCATTTCACCTGCAATTTTCCGCAGCGAATCAAAAACACTTCCTCTTTATGCGGGCATGTTGGCTGGTTCTACATATGTTGCTCCAACCTTTAACGGAGCCTCTGGTGCAGCTAGCAATGATCCAGGTGGTTTATTTGGGTGGCTAATCTATGCAAGAAGCCAGGTTGCGAATCCGACTAGAGGGTACACATATGACCCTTACATTGAATACACCAACTACAATTCTTTAATAAATGATTTAAATCTTCTTGGCGGAATAACATACTGCCTAATTTCTAGAAATACAGAGGGTGGAACTTTTGGTTTCTTCTCTTTTAACGCTTCCTCGGCTCAACCCAATGTAACGGCCAGAAACACGGGAAATGATTTTATTCACGCGCTAAACTACCTTTCTTACGGTGGAACATTGGTAATTGCCGGAACTTGTGCCGGATTTGTTACATACCAGAACACAACAACAAATCTGCTTGATGTGATGATCGGTCAAAGTGGCTTCACTAATTCAGCAAGGTTCTTGGAAAATAATGATTATATCGTAGGAATATTTCCATCAGTGAACGACGGTGCTGGATACACTGCACTAAATTTTGATTCTCTTTTCAGCAACTCTGCCAACGTTGTCTTTACCGAGGGTGCAACAGTTGCCGACAGAATCTTCAATGTCGGTGGTCAAAGCAAGAAGCAATTCTCGACAGAAAGCCTCAGAAGCGGAACAAGTATTTTATACACGATATCTTCTGTTGCGGATGCTGCGGGTGCATTTGCAAGATCAAAAGATCAACAGGATCTTCCATTCACTGTCGCGGGAATAAATTATTCGATCCCACTAAACACAACGATCAATAATATTGTTCTGTGGGAAGATACAACCACAAAGAACATTTATAAAAAGAATAGAGTAAATTTTTATTCAAAGACAGGAAGTGGCAACAACGTTCAGTATTTTATTGGATCTGACTTGGTTGGGGCAACCGCTGGTGCATCTGATTCATATACGGCAATTGAAAGAATCGGTCCAGCGTATCTAAGAAATACGATAGAAAAAACCGTTAGAGAGATCATGTTGAAGTATCTTTACAATCTCAACAATGCATCCACTCGTGCATCGGTTACTACCGAAATTACACTTTACATACAATCGCTTACAGAATATTTGGATAGCACTTTTACCCAAATCATATGCGATGGAACAAACAACGTGGACAATTCCACAACTTTGAATGCCGAAATAACAGTAAAACCACTAACAACAACGGAATCGTTTACATTTAGCGTATCAATAGCCACATAATAAAGATAACAAATGTCAAATGACAACAGCATACAATCATTTAAGCGGGCTTTTGGCGGCGGCACCAGAGCAAACAGATTTGAAGTAATATCAACATCTGGCTGGCCAACCGGTGTCGCAGTTGATCCAATCAACACAAAATTTAAGATATTTGCAGCTTCTTTGCCACAGGCTGAAGTCGGAACAATAACAGTACCGTATCGCGGCAGAGTTCTTTACTTTGCGGGAGACAGAAACTACCCATCCTGGATTGTAAGCGTTTATGATGACAGTGGTACAAATAATCTCTGGAGAGCATTCAACAGGTGGAAAGAATTGCTTGACAGTCACGTAACTCACACCGTTTCAAATTCAGATTTTTCCTATAAACAGCTTCAAAAGACTTGGAAAATAAATCAATTAGATTTAAACGGCGGTGTTTTGAGAACCATCAACCTAATAAACTGCTGGCCTGAGCAAATTAGCAATATTGATTTGGACATGGCAAAGGCAGATTTTTCTGTGTTTAGCGTAAGTTTAAAGTTTGATTACTACGATATCACGGGAGGATTGTAACATGTCAATCAGCATAAATGACTTCAAGGAAAGGTTTAATGGCGGAACACGCCTTAATCGCTTTCTTGTACAGGGTATAATTCCCGGAAACGGTGAAATAAGCAAGTTTCACATTCGCGCTACCCAGATTCCAAATCTTTCCACACAATCATTGGAATACAATTATTTTGGAAGAAAAAAGTATTATCCAGCAGAAAAACAATATCCAGCTTGGAGCGTCATAGTTCTAGACGACACCACGGATAAAGGAAATCTCTGGAAAAAATTCCACAGGTGGCAAAATTCTATAAACAACCACGTAACAAATGTCTCTTCGATACCGAGCCTCAGTAATGATTACAAGGCTTATAACTGGGAAGTCCAGCATCTTCAGCTAAACGGCGAGGACAATACGCCATTGAAGACATTTAGAATGCATGGTTGCTGGCCAAGAACACTCGGAGCCATCCCACTAAACATGGGAAACGCCAATGCACTTAACCAGTTTCCTGCAGTTTTTCTCTTTGATTGGATTGAAATTCAAGGCATTACAGCGACATAACTATATTAGGTAAACACATGGAAATAGAAGCATTTGGTTTTGAATTCGGAAAAAAGAAAACAATAGAGCAAAAACAAGAAGATGTTTTGCAAAAATTTTCTGCTCCGGAAAAGTTTGATGGAACCATCACCGTAGAGGCTGGTGGCTATTTCAGCAGTGCAATCGATTATACAGGAACTCTTAAGGATGAATCTAGCTCAATTGTCCAATACAGAAATATGTCTGTATATCCAGAGGTGGATAACGCAATTGAAGAAATTGTAAATGCTGCGATTGTAAAAGGAACTGAAAACACTCCAGTTAAAATGGATTTGCGGGATGTGCCCGTTTCCGATGCAATTAAAACAAAGATGTACCGTGAGTTTGATCGAATTGTTTCTTTGCTTGACTTCAACCAACGCGGTTACGAGATGTTCCGCCGTTGGTACATCGATTCAAAACTTTTTTACAATATAATCATTGATAAAGACAACCCACAAGAAGGAATCAAAGAAATTATTCCAATTGATCCTTTAAAAATTAGAAAAATAAGAAAAGTTAAAAAAGAACCTCAAAAAGGTTTCCAGCAACCGGTGACAATGATCAAGGAAATAGAGGAATATTATCTCTATACCGATTCAGATAAAGATTCATTTCTTTTAACCGGACCAGGCGGACTACACCCTTCCATGGATAGTGTAGTCTATGTTCCATCTGGACTGATTGATCTAAACACAAAGAGAATCCTTGGTTATCTTCACAAAGCAATCAGACCGATTAACATGCTTCGCCAGCTGGAAGACGCTCTTTTGGTCTACCGTGTAGCTAGGGCCCCTGAACGCAGAGTATTCTATGTCGATGTAGGCCAATTGCCAAAGCAAAAAGCCGAACAATACATGCGCGACATGATGAGCCGTTTCAGAAATCGCATCATATATAACCAAAGCAGCGGTGAAATAAGAGATGAAAGAAACCACCTCTCTGTTTTGGAGGATTACTGGCTTCCTAGAAGAGAAGGTTCGCAGGGAACGCAAATTACCACGCTTCCCGGCGGAAACGCAATGTCCCAAATCGAGGACGTTGATTATTTCAAGAAGAAACTCTATAACTCCCTGAACGTTCCACTGAGCCGTCTTGTTTCCGAGCAGAGTGGATTCAACATGGGTCGTTCTGTAGAGATTACCAGAGAAGAAGTTAAATTCTATAAGTTCATAGAAAGACTCCGTTCTCACTTCTCCAAGCTCTTCTACGACTTCATGCGCGTACAGCTAATGCTTCGCGGAGTCATAACTCAAGACGACTGGGAGATCTTGAGCCAAAAGATCAAATTTGTCTATAACACCGACAACTACTTCTGGGATTTGAAGGAATCAGAGATTCTTGCGGAAAGAATCAAGATGCTTTCTATCGTAGAACCATACGTAGGAAAGTATTTCTCCTCGGAGTTTATCAGAAGAAAGATCTTGAAGCAAACCGAGGAAGAAATACAGGTCATAGATCAGCAAATGAAGGTTGACATCGAAAAAGCCAGACAAGAGCAGATGCAGCAGATTTTGATGCAACAGCAAGCACAGATGCCACAGGAACCATCTCAATGAACAACTTACCAAACTTAATTTTAAAAAATGGAATTAAAAATTTATTAGAAGATGACAGCACATCTTTTAAGAAAAGTTTGGTTGACTGCCTTTCAATAAAGCTGAATGACGCCATAAAAGAAGTCGAGACCGGCTTTAATGAAAAAATCTTTGAGTCGAAGGAAACAACGGAATCATCCGAAGAACTAAAACAGTTTGCTGAATTTGTTGAAAACTACGACCCAAAGTTAAAAAACAAATTAAAACTAAAAAATCAATCTTACATAAATATCAATGAATATGAACTGAGATCGCTTGTAGGGTTGTTTGAGTCGCTTTCCGCAAAAAACCGCCAGACAATGGTAAGAGAAATCCTAGAAAGCCCATCAAAATTAAAATCCAACATAGCATTTTACGAAAGAACAAAGGGACTAAGATGAAAGAGAACATTCAAAATTTAATAAAAAACGCAATTAATGAGAATGCGGTCAAGTTCAAAGACCAAGCATCTCAAGTTTTGTATTCAAAAGTTGGCGACAGATTGAAGCAAGAATATATCAATGTTTCAAAATCAATGTTCAAGAACATCAACGAAGCCGCTGAAGCAATGCCTGATGCAATGTATGCCTCTGATGAGGCTATGGCTGCACCACCATCAAGAGGAACTGGTGGCAGTGGAACTGGTCCAGGAAAACCTAAAGATAAAAAATATAGTGGTTCGCCAAGTCGCGGACCAAATCCAGGGCCATGGAGAGGTGGTGCTCGCCCACAAAGAAGTGCTTTTCCACCGGGTGTTGAAGGAGATAATGAATATAGAAGAGTTGCAGAACAGTGGTATGAAGAATTTAGTAAATGGTGGCAACAGAATGAAGCATACCAACCTGGGACGGATAGACCAGTTCCAAAATTTATAGACATTTTTGGTTTTGAACAAGGATAAAGCATGAAACTCATAACAGAACTAACAGAAGACATCAAGTATATCAAAGAAAATGTCGGTAATGGTGACAAGAACTATTACATCGAAGGCATTTTCATGCAGTCCGATACCAAAAATCGCAACGGAAGAAT